TTGGATCAGTGGCCAGGGTAACAAGGGCATGATCGGTGAAAAGATCATCACCATTGATGACCTGCTGATTGCTGATGCTTCGATCTACGACCTCGATGAGGCCAAACTTCATTGGGATGTGCGTTCGATCTATTCCACCGAGCTGGGCCGCGCTCTTTCTCGGGCTTATGACCAGCGCATTGCTCGTACCCTTCTGACTGCTTCTGAGTCTGACGGTCGTGTGAAGGATTGGGAGTCCCGCAACTTCCAAACCGCAGGTGGTACTTTCGTCTCCGCCGCCTCTAACGTTGTCACTCTGAGCGCTAACTTCGCCACCGCTGAGCTCGGCTCCTGGGCTGTGGGTGAGGTTGTCTACGGTGAGGACTCCGGTGCTTATGCCGTGATCACCACCGCTCCTACCAACGGTGCTGCAACCTTCGGTGTTAACCCTCTGGGTTCCATCGGTACTGGTACTGACGCAGCCTTCAAGGTTGGTGAGCGCCTGTTCACCCTGAACAGCCTGCCTGGTGGTACCTCCCTGACCGGTATCGACCTCAACGCTGCGGCTGACCGCAACGCTCGTGGCGATCTGATCGTTGAGAACCTGTTCCAAGCTTGTCAGTCCCTGGACGAGAAGGATGCTCCCAAAGAGGGTCGCGTCTGCGTTCTGAGCCCTGCTGCTTACTACGACGTTCTGGCTTCTGACCGCGCAATCAACACTGACTTCAACGGTGGCACGGGTGCTAACGGCACCTTCGCTCAGAACCGTGTTGCTTCTGTGGCTGGCTTCCGCCTGATCACCAGCAACCACCTGGGTATCAACGCCTATACCAATGGTCAGTCCTACGTTGGTCTGAGCAACCAAGCTGCTACCACCCGTGGTGAGCGTCCGAACTACACCAATGGTCGTGACGGTTCCGACGGTCGTGTTGCTGCTGGCACCAACGACTACTTCCAGGATGAGCAGGGTAACACCTCCTCTATCGCCAACTGCTTCGGCCTCTGCTTCACCAAAGAAGCTGTGGGTACTGTGTCTCTGAAGGACGTGTCCATGCAGATGACCGGTGCTGAGTACAAGGCCATGACTCAGAGCACCATGATGGTCGCTAGCTATGCCGTGGGTCACGGTATCCTGCGCCCTGAGTGCTGCGTGAGCCTGCTGCACGACGGCAACCCCTATTGATAAATAGGTTCTAGTTAATTACCAATACAATGGGGGAAGCAGAAATGTTTCCCCTTTTTTGTTGCGATAATGGCGACTAGTAAACTCAACGCGGTTAACACGCTTCTCGCCATTATTGGCGAAGCTCCTGTAAACAGTCTCAACGCTCCGCTGACAGGCGATGTAAGCTTGGCAGATCAAGTTATTGATGAGGTGAGCCGAGAAGTCCAGGGAGCTGGATGGTCTTGGAACACGATGCTTTATGACTCCATACCTCTGGACGCTTCTACAGGCCAGTCCCAACTTCCCGCCAACACCTTGGCTGTTCGGTTCAACCCTCTCACGTACCCTAGCCAGCGTTTCGTTCTTCGTGGTGTTAGGCTTTTTGATCGCGTTAAAAATACATACGATCTTAGAGCCAGCTTAGGTGTTTCAGTTACTGGCAACACTAGTGACCTTGTTGCCGAGATCGTTGAAGAGTTGGATTGGGACAGCATCCCTGAAACTGGACGACGGTACATCACCATCCGTGCTGGTCGTATCTTTGCTAACCGTGCTGTGACTTCTGCCAGCATCGAAAGCTACACAGCTGAGGATGAGCAGAACGCTTTACAAACGTTGAAGCGTACTGAGGATATGGCTCAGAACTACAACTTCATCAGTGGTCCTGATGATATGTACGGTGGCCGTGTGACTACTAACTTTGGTCCCGATATCCTGAACCGCTGATGTCTAAAGAACTATTTAGTCAAATTATTGGTCCACTTAATAAGGGCGTAAACCAACAGGCGGACAGCTTTGTGCTGCCTGGTTTTGCCAAGGTACTTGAGAACGGTAACTGCGATCTCGTTGAGGGTTTGAAGAAGCGCTTGGGTTCTGTGCCTGTGAAGCGTGTCGATACTTTGACCCAAAACGCTGGTGGTCAAACGTTGACTACCCCAATTAAATGGAACGAAGCTTGGACGTTTGTTTACAACCGCAGTAGCACTGAGCGTTACATTCTGTTTGTTGTAGACGACAGTAGTACCATTAGTCGTACAGGTGACACTACGAGTGGTTCTGCAGTCATCAACAACGTCAGCTCGATGGATGACGTATTTGTTGGTGCTCCCATTACAGGAACAGGGATTCCTGACAACACGACCATTCTTGATATCGATGTAGCCAATACTCGTATTACGCTTAGTGCTAACGCCACTGCAACAAACACCGGAACTACGCTGACGATTGAAGCGAGTCTGACGTTTGTTACTGGTGTATCTGACGTTGAACCAATCACAGGCATCTTGCCTACTGTGGTTCCAAATGAGCAACTTTTTGCAAACATTACCACCGCCAATCTTAGCTACCTACGTGGATCTGGTAGGGCTCGTGATCGGTTTAGGGCTACGTCGTTTCAAGATTATGTCTTTGTAACAAACGTCCAGAAAGAGGTCGCTTACGACAGCACTGAAACTCTTACCAGATTCAACATCGGTAGCATCAGCTCAGAGTATCAACCAACCAAAGCTCAGGTCTGGGTCAAGCTGGTTGATTACGACACTGAGTATTCAGTGCATATTGTGCTGGATAACGATGATGAGATCACTGGTCACTACGTAACCCCTTCCCTTACTGACTCAGCTGGTAATACCAACATTGTCAGTTCTGCTGATATCGCTTCTCGTCTAGTCAGCTTTACCGACACAATAACTGGTTCTCTCTCCACTGGTAGTAGCACTGTGATCAGTGTGACTGCTGATGATATGAGGCAAATCCACGGTGGTGAGCGTATTACTGGTACTGGCATTCCTGCCAATACGTTTGTTGGTGCTGTCGCGTCTAGCTCTTTTACTCTTGTTGATGAAGCTGGTACAGCCGTTAACGCTACAGCTAACGGTTCTACCTCTTTATTGATTGGGCACGGTCTTAATCAAACTGATATCCATAACGAGCTGACGTTTGAAGTACAGGACTCTCAGATCCTGATTGGTCTCACAAGCAGCAGCCGTTACATCAAGAGCATCATTGCCTCTGACGCTAGGGGTAACACCCTGATGGCTGGTTTCTCTAACCAAGTAACCAACATCGTTGAGCTTCCTTCGTTCTCGTGGGAAGGTTATACGGTGCTTGTGGCTCCTGACGGTACTGCAGACCAGAGTTCCTACTACCTGCGGTTCAACGCTGAGAACACAACCACTAACGGAGACTTTGCTCGTGGTGTGTGGGAAGAGTCTGGTGGCTGGGGAGCTCGTGGACAGTACGATCAAACCACGATGCCTCACGCCTTCATCCACTACAGAAACGATGATGGCCTGACTCGTTTTACGTTCCAATCATTTAGCGGTTCTGCGTACACCGACGGATCAACCTCGATTGATGTCCCTGGTTGGACTAACCGTTTGGCAGGTGATGAAGACGAACTACCAGGACCATCGTTTGTAGCTAACACCATCAACGATGTGGTGTTCTTCAAGAACCGCCTTGGCTTTGTGAGCGGTGAAAACGTCATCCTGAGTGAAGCAGGTGCCTACTACAACTTCTGGCAGCAGTCAGCTCTGCAGGTTATCGACAGTGATCCGATTGACCTGACAGCAGTCAGTAACGACGTTGCTGTGTTGAACTACGCGTTGCAGCAGCAAGACGAACTTATCCTGTTCTCCAACGAAAACCAGTTCCGTCTGTATTCCGGTGACAACGTTACGTTCTCTCCAGAGACAGCTTCCGTTGGTCGTATCAGTTCCATCACTATGGAATCTGATGTGCGTCCTGAGCAGGTAGGACCGCAGGTTATCTTCCCAGTTAAAGAAGGTGACTTTACTGGTCTGCACACCTTCATCACAACTGACCGTACTGTTGGTATCAACCTGGGACAAACAGCAGTCATCACGGAAACTATTCCTAAGTACATTCCTAAGAACATCGACTCGCTGGCTGTCAGTCGTACAGACCAGTATCTGGTGGCTCTCAGTCGAGACGACAACGATGCTCTGTATGTGTACCAGTTCTTCTGGGAAGCTTCTGGAGGCTCACTGACCAACAGACAGAACGCTTGGCACAAGTGGACCTTCCCCAACAAACAACTTCACTGGTGTGACTTTGTTGAGGGTACTCTCTACACTTTGACTCAGTACGACAACAACGGTACACCTGAGTACTACCTTGAGGGTCTTAACGCCTCACGACCTCCTCAAAACCCCAACACGTTGTTCTTGCTGGATCGTCAGCTGTCTAGCTCAATTACGACTGACTTGGGTTCAGTGACGTTCAGTTACGACGCTGCTACCAACAAAACCACAGTCACTCTGCCGTACCGTACTGTTAACACCAGTCAGTTTGTTGTCATCAAACAGGATGCGTCAGATGCAGGCGAGGCTGAGAAGCGCTGGATCGTGGCTAATAATATTTCGGCTGGTGTTACTAGTTTCGTTTGCGATAGCATTGGGGACTTTTCAAGCAGCTCTTGGGTCTTTGGTGAGCAATATACGTTCACTTTCAGACCGCCTCAGCTCATGCCTTATTCAAGAACAGCAACTGAAAACACTTTTATTGGTAATCGTACTGGGCGTCTCCAGCTTCGATATCTTGATGTTTATTACAACGATGCTCGCTACTTCACCGTTGAGGTAACTCCTAAGCACCGTGACAAGGTGACGTATGAGTTTGATCGCCGTGAACCACTAAACGGCAACATCGTTATTGGTCAGGAGTCAGACTTTGCTGAGTCTAAATTCCGAGCTTATATTCAAAGCAAGAACGACCAAGTTACAGTGGAGCTAGTGAACGACAGCATTGACCAGGCTAAGTTCATCGCGCTTGAGTGGACTGGTCTTTACTTTGATGTCGCAAGGAAGTACGGCTAATGGCAGAAAAGTCTTTTATGGATATGTTCACCCCAGCAGGTGTTGGGGCAACAGTTCAGTATGGTCTAGGCATTTGGAAAGCTGCTGAAGCCAAAAGCGCTACGGCTATTGCAGCTTGGGACAAATGGGAGGCAGACACTGTTCAAGCCGTTCGCCAAGCTACGCAGCTTGAGAAACAGAACTACAGGGCTTACAACGTAGACCTGGAGAACTGGTACAAGCAAAGCGATTACGTAGAGAAGCTACGTCAGTATGAGTCTGCTCTTGAGAAGCAAGCAGCAGAAACCAAAACTGCTACGTCTCAAAGCGCTCTTCGTTCCCTTGGACGACAGCTTGCTGATCGTGAGGTTCGGTTCTACGAGGAGGAAGCAGCTGCCACCATTCAGCTTGAGAGCATCCGACTCAAGAACATCTCTGATTCTGTAAAGCGTGTTGCTAGTGGTCAGGTCGGTAGAACCATCCAAGGGATCGGTACTGCTTACCACCAACAATGGTTAGCCAACGCTAGTAACCGTCAAATCACTCGACAGTTCCGCATTGGCGACAAGCTGGCAGCCGCTAACGCAGCTGTTATTGACGCTCAGAACAAAACCAACTCTGTGGCTCTGTATAACCCAAGGCCGTATGCAGATCCAGTACAGCCTCTTGCTCCTATTCCTGTTGACACCTATCTGCCTAAGGAGCCTAAGGTTTCTGGTACCTTGAGTATTCTTGATATAGCTAGCACGGCTATGGGTGCTTATCAGTCTTACGTGGATATGTCTCCACCAAAGGGAGATACACAAGAGGCTCCCGGAAACACGCCTGATTCATCCAAGCCAACCGCAGCCAGCGGTGGAACCTCAACGACCTTAACTACTGCAGCCCCTAAAGAAGAATGACTAGCAGCTTTGGTATTACGCCTCAACGGCAAGTTCGTGACGTTTTTGAGCGCCCTGAGGAGCAAGCTAAACCAGCTGCACCTGCTCAACCCGCTCAAACTCCTCAGCAACGAGGAGGTCAGATGATTGATGTTCAGGGGTATCAACCTGACATCGCTCTAAGGCAAAAAGTCGACGACATTAGTAAGTTTGTTGAGGCTGGAAATAAGTTCATTCCTTTCCTTGTTGAACAAGACGCTAAACGCCAAGTAGACAACGCTGCTCGTGCTTTTGACCAAGCAGCTCAAGCACAGGTTGAATCTCTTGAGATTGGTGAGGCTGCTCGTCAACTTCGTAAGAAGGGGATGAATGAGCTAGCTGATCAAGTTGTTTCTACTAACCCTTGGTTTAGACACGGCTGGTTGACTGAAAAAGGTAAACACGCTGGTCAGCAAGGTCTTATTGATCTTCAGAGCTACGTCAACACTCACATCTCTCGTCTTGAAAAGATTGAGGATCCTTCTGAGGTTTCGTATGAACTAAATGATCGCGTTCAGAATTTTGTTAGGAAGAACTACCCGGATATTCCTAATCACATATACAAAGCTTACATATCTCCTGTATTTACTAAAGGTGTTCCTCAGATCAGGAGCAACATCCTTGAGCGGCACCTGAAGTGGAAAACCACCTTTGCTAAGCAGGAAGCTCTTGAAGGTCTGATTTCAAGTACCAAAACTTGGGCTGCTACGTATGACCAAGCTAAAGACAGCAGCACTCTTGGAGCTCAAGCGAGTGGAGCTCTTGGTCAAGCCCTGTTAAACGCTCAAGCTAAATACATTTCATACGGTTTTGAGCGCACAGACTTTATTACAAACGTAGCTGTTCCGTTTCTGAAAGCAGTCAACCT